TATGAATAAGTATTTTAATAATGACAACTATCCAGCACCTAAGTCTGTATCTAAATCTTCTTCTATGGCAAACCCTGCTGTACAAGATGATACAAGAACAGAAGAGGTACAAGCTGGTAAACTTATTATCAAAGATGATAAAGTTACTGGCGAGGAATCTCAGATGAAAGCTGGGTACGGTCAGACTAAAGGATTACTTTACTATAAATACATTAAGTAATTAGTGGATTTTATAAAAGTAATGGAGCATTTGCTCCAAAAAATACGAAAGAGAAAAGAAGATCTTTCGCAAACGTTGGCTACAGGTAGTGTTCAAGATTTTGAACAATACCAAAGAGTAGTCGGAGAAATAGCAGGTTTGAATATAGCGGAGCAGGAAATTCAAACCGTACAATCTAATATGGAGGATATAGATGACTGATACTGTTCCAAATCGAGTAGATAATTTTGGTAGTACCCCACCTGTAGAAGAACAGGAAGCTGGGTTAACTGTTGAAACATTAGACTCGCACACGGAAAAATTACCGCACCCTACAGGATATAGGATATTAATCCTTCCTTTTTCTACGCCGTCTGTTACAAAAAGTGGAATACATTTAGCAAAACAAACAGTTGATAAAGAACGATTAGCAACTGTAGTTGGCTATGTAGTTAGGCTTGGACCTGACGCTTATAAAGACGAAAACAAGTTTCCAGATGGAGCTTGGTGTACAGAAGGGGACTGGGTTATATTCGGAAGATACGCTGGAGCTCGTTTTAGAATAGAAGGTGGCGATATGCGCCTTTTAAATGACGACGAAATTTTAGCTGTTATTAATAATCCTGAAGATATATTATCATAATCGTGGAGACAACCATGCAAGAAGAAGCACAAAAAATAGAATTAGAACTTCCTGAAGGGGAAGTGGATATAAGAGAAGCTGACGTAGATGATTCAGCACCTATGGCTATAGAAGAACCAGTGGTAGAAGAATCTGCAGCAGAAGAAGAATTAGATAAGATTAGTGAAAGCGTACAAAAACGTATAGATAAACTAACTTATAAAATGAGAGAAGCTGAAAGACAAAGAGATGAAGCAGTAAATTACGCACAAACTATTCATCAAGATAATACAGAATTAAAAGAAAAATTAAAAAATTCTGATTCTTCTCTTTTCAAAGAATACGACAATCGTATACAATCGGATCTTGAAAGAGCCAAAAACAATTTAAGAGTGGCTCAAGAAACAGGAAATGTAGATGATATTGCTAGTGCGACAGAATTACTTTCAAGAAGTGCGGCGGAAGCTGAAAACCTTAAAAGGCTTACTGCACAGCAACAAGCAAGACAAACTTCTAATGAGGAAGAAGTTCAAGTTCCTGAATTTAATCAAGCAACTCCGCCACCAGATCCAAAAGCTGAAGCTTGGGCTAATAAACCTGGAAATGAATGGTTTGGAACAGACGAAGCTATGACATACGCTGCTTTTGGAATACATAAAATGTTAGTAGAAGAAGGCGTAGATCCACATAGTGATACTTATTACGATAGAGTAGACTCTAAAATAAGAGAATACTTTCCTCAAAAGTTTTCGGAAGAGCAATCTGCCCCCACGCAACAGGTTGCTGCCAGTAGCAGAGGTGCTACAGGTAAGAAAAATGCGCGCAAAATAAAACTCACGCCAAGTCAAGTAGCGATAGCAAAACGACTTAACGTGCCACTAGAAGAATATGCAAAACATATTGAGCAAGGAGTATAAAAATGACAGATAACAATAATAGAAACTCCAGGTCTGCAGAGACTCGAGAAACTCAAACTCGCAGAAAACCATGGCAACCACCGTCTATGTTAGACGCACCTAAAGCACCTGATGGCTATAGTCATCGATGGATCCGTGAATCTGTAAGAGGACAAGATGATAAATCTAATATGTCAAAACGTATTAGAGAGGGATATGAACCTGTGAGAGCAGAAGATTATCCTGACTTCGAAGCTCCAACTATAGAAGGTGGAAACAGAAGTGGTGTAATAGGGGTTGGTGGTTTGATATTAGCAAAAGTTCCGAACGAAACCAAAGAGGAAAGAAATGATTACTTTAGACAACAAACAAGTGATCAACTTAATGGTGTAGATCATAACTATTTGCGAGAAAGCGATCCGAAGATGCCTTTAAAAGATAGCGATATCCAAAGATCATCTAAGGTTCAATTTGGAAGTCGACCTGATAAGTCGTCTGATTAATAATAATTTTATATAGAGGTATATAATATGGCAAATACAGATGCCCCAAATGGCTTCACGCCAGCTTACCATTTATATGGAGGAGTTATTAGACCTGCTCGTATGAGAATCGCTAGTGGCTACGGTACTTCAATTTTTAGCGGAGACGTAGTTACACTATCTAGTGGTTATGTACAACAAGCGGGGGCTACTGACACTCCTGTAGGTGTTTTTTATGGTGTGTTTTTCACAGCGACCGACGGCGAGCCTACTTTTTCTAAAGTATGGACTGGCTCAACTGCTACTCAAGGAAGTGCGGATGCCGAGGCTTTGGTTTATAACGATCCTGGAATCGTTTACGAAGCTCAATTTACAGCGGGAACTCCTGCAGTAAGTTTTATCGGAAGTAAGTACACTCTTTCAACTACAACTGGCAGCACTGTCAATGGTAGATCAAAAGAAGGTGTTACTGCAACTACTTCCTCTGGTGTAGCGTTATGTGTAGGTTTTAATTTAGCTCCAAGTAATTCGATAGGTGCTAATGCTAGAGCTTACTTCACATTCCCGACCAATACATTTGCGGTCTAATTTAGGAGAATAAATAATGGCAATTAATAGAGCACAATTAGTCAAAGAGTTGACTCCTGGACTACACGCACTTTTTGGTTTAGAGTATGATCGTTACGAAAACGAACATGAAGAAATCTTCGATACTGAAACTTCAGAAAGAGCTTTTGAAGAAGAAGTTATGCTAACAGGCTTCGGTGAAGCTTCTGTTAAAGGTGAAGGTGCTGCAGTTGTTTACGACACAGCGCAAGAAGCTTTTACAGCAAGGTATTCACATGAAACTGTTGCATTAGCTTTTGCTTTAACTGAAGAAGCTATAGAAGATAATCTTTATGATACTCTTTCCTCAAGGTATACAAGAGCTTTAGCTCGTTCAATGTCTACAACAAAACAGGTAAAAGCAGCCAATGTTCTTAATAATGCTTTCAACTCCAGTTTTCCTGGAGGTGACGGTAAAGAACTTTGTGCAACTGATCACCCAACTGTTGCAAACATTGATCAAAGAAATGAGTTGGCTACAGCCGCTGACCTCAATGAAACATCTTTAGAACAAGCATTGATAGATATTGCTGCTTTCCAAGATGAAAGAGGTCTAAAAATTAACGCACAGGCGACTAAGTTAATTATTCCACCTGCGCTACAATTTACAGCTGATAGACTCATGGAAAGTCCTGGAAGAGTTAACACCTCTGATAACGACATAAATGCAATAAGAAACATGGGTATGGTTTCTGGAGGCTACGCAGTCAATCATTATCTAACAGATACTGATGCGTTCTTCATCAAAACAGACGTACCTAATGGCTTAAAGCATTTCGTTAGAACACCTGTATCAACCAGCATGGAAGGTGACTTCGAAACTGGTAATGTAAGATATAAGGCTAGAGAGCGTTATAGCTTTGGATTTAGTGACTGGAGAGGAATCTTCGGTTCACCAGGAGCGTAAATAACTTTTCTTATTAGAAAGGGAGGCTTCGGCTTCCCTTTCTTTTTTAAAATTAATAATATAGAATGACAAAAGACCTAGGGAGAAACAATTAATCTATCGACTGACCTAGCAGACTCGCCAAGACGATAGAGTATTAAGGAGACTTAATTATGGCAAAATCAACATTTTCAGGACCAGTAAGATCATTAGCTGGTTTTATTTCAGCAGGTAACGCAACGGTAGTAAGCTTGACAGCAGATACTACACTTACAGTAGCAGCTCACGCAGGTAAAGTTCTTACTTGTAACGACGCAGACGGTAAATTTACTTTACCAAGCATTGTTGCTACAGCACCAGAAAGAGACGACGATCCTAATCAACTTAATAACTTAGGTGCTAGTTTCTTTTTTGTAGTAGAGACTGCTGCTACAGATATGGATATTTTAACTGATGGAACTGATAAGTTTGTAGGTGGACTTTACACAGGTGTAAATAACGCTACAGGTAAAACATTTATATCAGGCGCAAGCAATGACGTTATAACCTTAAACGGTTCTACTAAAGGCGGATTAGCTGGTAGTATTATTAAAGTTACTGCTATAGCTTCTGCTAAGTATGCAGTTGAAGGTATTACACTAGGTTCAGGAACTTTAGTAACACCATTCGCTGACGCTTAATAGTAATTTAGGAGAATAGAATGGCATCATCAGATGTAAAAGGCTCCAAAGCACTAACAGCTACAGGACAGTTACAAGGTTTTATTGGGACAGGAGCAGGGACTGCAACTAATCTAGGACCAATAAGAATACAATCTGTTCAAGCTCAGTCAAGTGATGCAGACGCCTCAATAAAAATCTACGATGGAACAAGTGCTAGCGGTACAAAACTTTTGATTGAATTTAAATTTGGTTCAGCAGCTAATGAGTATTTTGACCATTACCTGCCTAACGACGGAGTTAAATTTGATACAGGAGCTTATGTTGTATTAGCTAATTGCGACTTTTTTATAGCGTATTACAACTAATATGGCAACATCAGGCACTCGTACATTTAGTTTAGATGTAGCGACCGCAATAGAGGACGCATATGAACTTGCGGGTTTAGAAGCCCGCACGTCATATGACGCTATTACTGCAAGACGTTCTTTAAACCTTTTATTCGCAGACTGGTCGAATAGAGGTATACAGATGTGGGAAGTTACCAAAGTAGAGCAAACACTTACTAAAGGCGACGAAATATATACTCTAAACCAGTTTGATATAGATATATTAGACGCATATATAGAGCGTTCAGTAAACGGAACTACTACGGATTTTTCTTTAAGTAGGATTGACCGTAATGAATATATAAATATCCCAGTAAAATCTACAACAGGTCGACCAACACAGTTTTGGTTAGAAAGACTAATAACCCCAGTTGTTCATCTTTATCCAACACCAGAGAACTCAACGGACAAACTCGTTTACTATTCTTGGAGAAGAATACAAGACGCAACTGCCTCTGTAAATGATTTAGACGTACCTAGCAGGTTTTTACCTTGTTTAGTTTCAGGACTTGCTTATTATTTATGTTTAAAAAAGAACGCTCAAAAACTTTCTTTAATACAACCTTTATACGAACAAAATTTAGAAAACGCTATTAAATACGACGAGGATAGATCTTCAGTTCATTTAGTTCCTTCAAGGAGTGGAAGAATTTAATGGCATACGCATCAGGCAAATATGCATATTCGATATGTGATAGA